CTGCCCTTCCTGGCTTTCGGGGCCATGGGCTTCGTCTCAGTGACAATGGCGGGCTTCGTTTCGACGATCGCGGGCTTGGCGAACTGCGCATCATGGCAGGCGGTGCATTTCCCGTCGTCATAATTGAAATGGCGGCCGCATACCGATTTCCCGCACTGGCGGCACTTCAAAACGCTGGGGTATCCGCAAATATAGCAGGCCATATTCATCTCCTAGAGGATGGCGAACGCGGGCCGGGACAGGCTCTTTTCCACGATCCCAGTCAGCGCGTCGAAGGCATCGTCATGGGTCCACTTCACGCCACGGCCGGCGCGGGTGACATCCTGATAGAACTTGGGCCAGCGATACTGCCAGCCTTCAGGGAATAGCACGCAGTTTGTAACGCTCGCGGCGTTGGACAGGATGCGGGCCGCCTTGTTCTCGGATTGGTGGAACCATTCGACCATGGTCTGGCCGTTGCCTGATGCGCGGAGGATCTTCTCGACGGCACGGGCAAATCCTCGGCCGCCGTTGTTGCTCTCGATGTGCGCCCGCTGAACCTTGCGCTCGGTGAGCATCCTGGCGGTCTGCGGTTCGGTCGTCTCCATCGAGTCCTGGGTGTAGATAACGTCCAGGACGTAGGCGAGGCCGGAGGCGACGCCGTAGGTGATCGAGGCGAGATAGTCGGAGCCCTCGTCGGCGGTGTCGGTGTAGTTTTCGACCTTCTGGAACTTTGGCGCGTCCTCGATGCGATAAGTCTTCAAGGCTGGGTAGAGCTTGTCCGTGGAGTCGTAGGGCTTCTGATCGTAGTTGGCCGCATGGATGACGGGGTCCGTCTTTTCCCTGCGCTCGATGTAGGTGGCGGCGTCAAGCACGGCGGGACAGAGCATATCGGCATCAGTCGGCGCCTCGGCTCCGGTCGCGTTCGCGGGCATGAGGATCACATGCCATTTCTCCGGCTCGCGCTCCAAGAGCTTCCCGCAAAGGTCGCCGGTTGCCCAGCGGGTCATGATGATAAGTTGTTTCGCCCCGGCCTCAAGGCGTGACAGGAACGTGTTGACATACCAGTCCCAGTGGCCTTCGAGGGTGTTTTCGTTGAAGGCTTCGTCGGATGATTTGACGATGTCGTCGATGATGCCGCGCGTACAGCCGACGCCGGTCAGGGTTCCACCGGGTGAAGTGGCGAGGAACGAGAATGGCGAACCCTCAACGCTCCATGTCTCGTAGCCGCCGTCTCCGGCCTTTACTTTCGTCCGGGGGAAATAATCGCTATAGACAAGGCGCGGACCCGCTTTGACTTCCTGCATCGCGTCGCGGACGCCTCGGGCGAACCGCCCGGAGAGCTTTTCGTTGTACGAAACGCACGCATAGGATTGCAGCGGGTCGCGGCCTAATTCCCATTGCACAAGGCCAATAACAGATAGGGTTTTCCCGTGGCGGGGCGGAATGTTCAGCATGAGGTTCCGAACAGGCAAGCCCTCGGCATCGAGGAGCTTGTCCTCTACGAAGGCTTGAAGGGTGTTGCAGAGCATTTCAAGGTGCGGTTTGTCGGCGGTAAAGAAGCGGGGATACTGGTTCCACATATAGTCATAAAGCGATATTTTCCCGGCGACTATTTGCATTTCAGAGGCGGAGAGGTCTTTCATTCTTCGGCCTCTCGGAGCGCCCTGTTTGCAGCGCAGATCGCGGCCTTTTGCTTGTCGGAGAGGGTGGAGTAGTCCACGTCAACAATGGAGCCGCCGAGATTGACGCCTTGAACGTCTACGTAGCCAGCGTGGTTCTTGAGCCAAAAGATATGGCCGGCGCATGAATTACCATAAAGGCCCGCCTCATGGCAGGACTCGATTAAGATTCGAGCCTTTTTTATAGCGCAAGAATATTTAGAGCCGCGCTTCTCTTGATCGTATAGGCTTTGCCTGTCACAGAACCCAAGAGAGTAAGCAAGCCCGGCGACTGTCGGCGGTTTCGAGCCGTCTTTGAGACTATCGAAATATGCATTTATTGCTTCGGAGAGAAGTTCGGCGGATTTGTATTTTGGAGGCTGTCCAGCCTTTGAGCCTTTCTCGGTCTCATCGTCCGCCACATTCTCCCCTTCGAGCCTATCAGGCCCGCCCAAGATTTCCACCATGCAGAAAAAAAATACCCCTTACAATTCCCGTATACACCTTATTTCGAGCCATTACTACATCATTTTTCAGGATTTCTTAGCGGATCGTTCTTTTTTCGGGAAGTCATGCGGAGGGTTTCGAGGTTTTATCGGCTGCCTCCAAGGTCTTCCCAGGTCGTTTCGGCTCTTTCAAGTTGCGGCTCGCGCTCTCCAAAATCAGGCAGCCCGGTCGTGAACGGCTCGACTATGCCCTTTTTGCCGTGAATTGCGCCGCCCCTATGCTTTGCATCTCCGCGCTTGTAGTCGCCCCGGTCCTGGCGGTACTTGAACGTGATTGCGAACCAGTGGGGCGTGTCGAAGGTAACGCCCGCGGCTCTCATGTCGTCCCGAAGGCGCTTCACCTTTTCCTGGTCTGCTTCGCTGCTGCCGGAAGCCGGGGCGGGCAGGGCTGGCGCGGTCTTCTCTTTCTCGGCAAGCACGGCGCCATAGAGTCCGTTGAATACAGCCACATCGGGCGGCTTCCCGTACTGGCTGGAATAGCTTAACTTAAGGCACTTTTTCAGGGCGACAAGGTACGATTCATTCCAGGGTATGAGGTATTCCAGAATGTCAGCGCGCTGCCCGTCTGGGTACTTGCCGTAATAGCCTTCGGCCCAGTCCATAAACTGCGCGGCGGGTGTCTTTTCTGTGGGCTTGTAAATGCTCATGCCGTCGCCTCGGCCTTCATCTTGGCCCTGAGTCTTATTTCCATGTCGGCCCATGATTCGCGTTCATCCTGCACCTCTTCAGTCTTCATCTCCGCGATGACTCGATCAAAGATTTTCGGATTGTTGAGGCTCGACGGCGTGTAGGGCTGGCCCCGCCAGAACTTATCCTGACTAACGGTCAGCTCGTGGAACTTCTCAAGCACGGCCCGCGCGAAGTCTCCTGGGTTGTCGCGTCCTAGGCGGGCGAACTTCTCGGCAAGGTTGACGATGGCTGGATCTTCAAGGCGTGGATCGGTGAAGCCCTGCGGGTTGAAGTACTCGAAAGATTTACGGATCGGCAAGATGAGGGATTCTTGGATGCGCAGGGCTGGCGGGAATGTCTTGACGGGAGGAGGTGGCTGTTCCTCGCGTGCGCTCTTCTCTTCTTTTATTTCATTTACTTTTATTTCCTTTACTTTTATTTGTGTACTAAACTCCAGTTTTTCTTTAGTTTCCTCCGAGTTTATACGCGTTTCCTCCGGAGTAAACCCATTTCCACGCTGGAGTAAATCAATTTCTGGTGGGATTTTATTCTCTTTTCGCTTTGATTCCGTGCAAGCCTTCACCCATCGGGCCTGGATTCCATGCGAGGTTAGGTAGCCCTTTTTTAAGGCTTCCTTGTTAAAAATACCCTTGGCCGCTGCAAACCCAACGATCTCATCAAGGCGATCTGGCGGGACTCCCACCTCATCCGCAATCAATAGCCGGGAGTCGTCATTCCAGATTAAAGCGTACCCTTCGCGGTAGATGGCCTGATATAATTCTACTATGAGGCCGATCCCTTCCAGCTTGTACCGCGCTTTCAGAAGGCGCATCTTTATGTCCCAAGTGGTATCCATCGGGAAGTAGTCAAGACCGATTTTTATAGGTCTCGCCATCATGCCCTCCTTTCCGTTTCCGGCCGTGGGCAAATAAAAAGGGCACTCCATAACGGACGGCGGCTAAGCCAATTAAGCGCGTGTCGGCGCGCTCCGTTATAAAATGCCCAAAAATTGAAAGTTGTAGCATGTTGTCCACCGACATGGACGGCGCACCACGCGCCATACTCCAGAGGCCACCCTAGAGCATATTGAGAGTATACCGATGATTTTGGTTTATTACTACGGGGTGTTTGCATAATTCTACTGCTCATAGTTCCAGCTCCCTTTGTGGCCCGTTGTCCGCCGCGTCGTATCCGTCGAGCCACGCGCTCGACAGTGCTACCTTTCGGGCAAAGCTCCCGCCAGCCATCGCGGTCAGCGTCGCTTCGTCCTTATCGTGGTGGATTCCGCCGTTGTCCAGGCATCGCGGCCGCTTCTCTCTCCCGGCTTGTCGCCCGAGTTCATGCGCCCGGCTCCAGTCGCCATTGGCCTTGATGGCCGCCATAGCCCCAGCGTGGTCGATCATGCCGCGCCCCTCTCGAGCTGCGCCCGGTACGCCTCCGCCTTCTCCTTGCGCTTCCGCCACACCTCAGCGAGGCTTTCATCGCCCTCGGCCAGGGCCTCGCGCTCGAGTTCAGCGAGCGATGCGATCTTGCGGTCAAGGTCAACGTCGGTTTCAGATTTGGTCATAGTTTCGCCCCCAGCACCTTGTCAGCCTCGGCGCAAAGGTCAATCCAGTTATGCACCGAAACGCTGTTCGGCATAGCGTCGCGCACCATGTTCCCGGCTTTTCGCATCCTCCGCACAAGGCCACGCAGGGCGGCAGTCTCGCGCTCGGCCTCTATCGCGCTCTCGCTCGGGGCGGCAAGGTAGGCGTCGATCTTGCCGATAAAGTAGTCCTCGGCTTGGACTATATTGCCGTCCACAAGGCCGAAATACTGCATCGGCAATTTTGCCGTCAGTTCCATGAGGTGGTCATGCGCCTGTGCGATCTGGCCCCGCGCCTCTTTCAGCAGTTCCCTTGCGTTCATACCCCCTCCTCATTCCCGGCGATTGCGGGCGGCTCGGGTAATGGCATCCAGTGGGTGACCTTGCCATGAACAAACCAGCTCACTTCCTCGTATTCATTGGTTTCATACCAGCCGACCGGGAGCCAATAGCAATCGGCCTCTTCGTCGAAAATGCTTATTTCATCTTCGCAACTGCCCTCAACACTATTGGGTGCGGCGTAAAATGCACGAATAGGAGTGGATAGCTCATCGACATTGGCTAGTACAAACTTTCCCGATTCCGGCAACCGCTCCCCAACACTGATCCACCCCGCCCCCTGTAGCCTCGCCTCTAGCTCCGCGACCTGGGCTAGGGCGGCGGCCCGCTCGCGCTCGGCGGTGGACAGGGCGGAGAGGAGGATTTTTACATTACGCACATGAATAAATTCGGTGCCTATAATTTCTATTGCGTGGTGAACCTCTTCTTTCGCTTCGTAGATCTGCTCTTGCGTGTAGGTTTCAGGCATCATTTTTCTCCTGTTCGTTTTTTAGCGTTTTGTTAACATGATCGATTCGTAGCCACGGGCCCAGACTCCACGAGCGCGGGCCTAGTTCTGTTCGCTTCCGATAGCCGAAAAATTCGCCATCTTCGCCCTGCTCAAAATATTCAGGGTCGGGCGGACGAGGGGACAATCGATCGGAATGGTCGCGATCCCATGTGTTGTATTCAACTCGCTCGATCATACGCACACTCCCGCACCGCTTCGCTAATTTGCTCTTGTGTGTAGGTTTCAGGCATCGTGGCGCTCCTTTAGTGGCTCAAGATATACTTCAACAATTCCAGCGCCGAGATTACGGGCTTTTAGTCTTCGCACCCGACCTTTTGCAATAAGGGTATCTTGCTCTTCCAAAAGAATCTTAGCCCATTCTTTTCTTGTCATGCGCTGGGTAGCTTGTTCGAAAGTCCAGAAATTTGCGCTTCTCACGTCGCTCATTCCCCCACCTCCTTCCCTTCCGCCTGGGCGATTAGGGCGTCAAGCTCGGCAATCTCTATCTCTGCGTGTTGTGGGTCAAGGCTCACATGTAGACGCATTTCTCGCACCCACGGCAACGCCTTGGCGATCCAATCGAGGGCGGCGGGTGTGGCCTTTTTTGCGACTTGCCACGCTTGATACTGTTCAATCCCGCGAAGGGGTTCTTCCAGCTTGTCTCTTGCCTCTAGCGCGGCGCTTAGGGTGGTGTGTGTCATTATAATACCCTCGTGAAAAACTCTATAACGTCCATGGCTATGCCCCCTAAAAGTATCCATCCTGTAAATTTTCCAAACCATGCGTCGGCATTTTTATCCTCGCCTTCGAGTTCCCTATTGCGCATAAATTCTAGCTGTGAGCCAATAAAAATAAGTCCAGTTAATATTGCCGTCCTCATCCCTGGGCCTCCTCTGGCTCGGCCATGAGCGCGGCCTTTCCTTCTGACACGAACTGTTCAACCTTCATAACCCGATTCGATCCCCATATTTTCCGGGCAAACGCTTCCCAATTCTCTGCCGCCTTCTGCCGTTCATCGGCGCGGATTTCGGCATCGCGGGCTTTGGTTAGGTCGCGCAAATATAAAACCCCATTCACCGACATTGTAGCTATTGCATCATAATGACGCTTCGCAAACTCTTCCGGCGTTTCAATCCTTTCCATCGGTTCACTCCTTACTCGGCGCGGTAGCCGAATTCCGTTTCCAGTCCAGCAATAACCCCAGCATATTGACCCTCGTCGCCCATAGGCCAATACTCGCGCAATAGCTTCAACAGCATCGCCCTCGGCACCGTCCGCGAGTGGGCGGTGACCAGCGCGGCGGCTTCGGCGTCAGTGATATTCCAGTAACATTTCGATAGGCCATGCCCTTGAACGGCGCCCTCCCTTACCTTGTCCACCAGCTCCTCCGCGTCGTCCGGCACCTCGATCGGGTGCAGGCAGACGAGGACAGCCTGTTTTATTTTCATACTACCGTGATGGAGATATGTCTGTTCGATCTGTTCCGCGAGCGCCGCGACGCGCTCGATGATGATGATCTGGCTCATCTTGTCGCCTCCACCACCACCTCGCTGCGGGCCGTGCGAATCGGCGATGTTTTAATTCTTCGCATAAACCAGCCTCATCTTCTTCGCCGCCCTTCTCCGCCTCTCGACGCGATGGGCGATTTCGGGATGCTTTTCGCAAAGCATATCCGCATAGTCGGCGGTGAAAGTGTTGTTCAGGTGCGGGAATTTGCCGCGGAGCTCTTCGTAGATCCGCTTGGTCGATATTCTCCCCGCCGTTTCCAGCGCCCTTGCCTCGATGGCGCGGTACAGCTCCGGGTGGCGTCCGTGGTAGGCCGCGAACTTCTGCGCGTGGGTGTCCTGCGCCGGCGTGTCCACCAGAGGAAGCTCCGGCTCGTATAGCGGCTTGGCGACGGACAGCGGTTTGCGGGTGTCGATGCACGTCGCGCAAAGCTCGCGGTTGGCGCCCCTGCACGGCTCGGCGGGACAGTGGGCGCGGTCGAGTGCGTACCGTGTCGCCGCGTGGGTCTCGTCGCGCTCGGGGTGCGGGTCGGTTAGAATCGCCTTGCATTTATCAATCAATCCCATGATTCGCTCCTTTTGTAGCCAGGCTATTTGCCCGGGAAGTGTAGTATCTGTACAGCCACGCGGTTTTCATTCGTTCGGCGCGTAATCGCCCCTCTTGGTCTTCTTGGACGCGCTGGCGGCATCCCTGCGGATAAGCTGCACGGTGGCGAGCTTGGCGTACTCCGAGGGCGTCAGCCCGCGATGGGCGGCACACTTCTTGGCCTCGGCCTCGATCTCGTCGGGCAGGGTCAGCTTTATCTGGATGCTCATTCTTCCCTTGCCTTGACGATGTAGCGCCCGTCGGCCTGCAGCGCCTGGACATAGCGGTCGGCGTCGTCCGGCGTCCCGAACGCCATCACGTGCCGCGTGTCGTTGATCCATACATCCAGGCACCAAGGCGCGGCGTCGGCGTCCATCGGGTAGAGATGCCCGATTTCAACCTCGCGTGGCGCGGACAGGTGCAGGGACATAGCCGTCCCGGCTGCGGCGACGGCCGCGAAGAATAGGATCACAATGACAATGTCGGACTTTTTCATTTTCACGCTCCTTGAAGGGCGCGGCGGAATGTCCGCGCTCCCTCGACCAGCTGCCCCGGCGTGAGCCATGAGGCGGCGTACTTTCCGTTGGCCTTGAGGTAGAGATCCATGGCGCTATGGGGCTTCGACTGCATGGCGTAGGCGGCGAGCTGGACGGGATGCCATTTCGCCTTGGCCCCGGTCTTGATGTCGATCAAAACGCGCTTGCCCTGGATCTCCGCCATGAGGTCGTACTTCCCGGCGTAGCGGTGGCCGTCGATGGCGCCCTCGATCATGGTCTCGGTGTCGATGGCGTAGACGCCCGATTCGGCCATGAACCGCGAGAAGGCGTTGACGTATTGAAGCGAAACAAGGGCGCGCCCGGCATTATCAAACCGGATGCCGTGGGCGTAGCGCTCGCAAAGCGTATGGACCGCGCTGCCTCTGTCCCTTGCCTCCTCATTAAACCACCGATCATCGATCAACCCGGCCCTCTTGAGAATTTGCGTCACTGACAGGATAATCACATCGCCGTCGCTGTACTCGTGAAGAGCCGGGTCGAAGATCATGCCGTGCGCCTTGCGATGATGGTGTCCGAAACGATCTTGACGCCTTGGATGGTGCTTGAACCCTTGAACATGGCCGCCGCTTTGTTGAGAGTAGGCATGTTCGCTTCGAGGTAGGCTAAGGGCTGCAACCCCGCGGCTACCGCTTTGACCAGGCTCATGAGGTCTACGACTTCCGCCTTCCAGACATCGCGGAATGATTCTCCCCCGGCCTTCGCGGGTTCGGCGACGGTTACTTTTTCGATGACGACGGGCTGCGAAATGGCCTCCTCGGCCGCTTCGTTCATCCCCGCATCCTGCAGCGCCTGAGCATTGGCGAGGGCTTCGTCCTCGGCCTTCTTCCGGGCTTCCTCCTCGGCCTTGCGGCGTTCCTCGGCGGCCTTGGCCTGCTCGGCGCGATACCATGCGATCTGCTTCGCGTCGATGATCTTCTTCGCGGCCTCGAAGGGGGCATAGAGGGCTTTTTTCTGGTCGCAGGCGGCCTTGTGCGCCTTGTGCGCGGCCTCGATGACCGGGTCGCAGTAGTCGTCGATGGTCTTCATCGACTGCTTGATGCGGCGCCCGAACTCGTTCGCGGCGTTGTACGATTCCTGGGTGGTGATCTCGAAGCTGTCGGCCTCGGCCTTGAGGGCTACGGCCTGGGATTCGATTTCTTGCTGCTTGTCCATATCCTTCTCCTTACAGAATTGCCGTGGTGGCTTTGGTGAGCAGAGCGGCCAGCTTGACCGGGTCCTTCTCGTCGTTCGCGTTGGCTTCCGCGATTTCCTTCTTGGCGCTGGCAGGGAGGCTTGGCTCCCTCATAAGGTCGGCCAGCTTCGTCCAGAGCGAATCGGCGGTTTCGGGTTCGGGGTCGCCGGAGAGGGTGAAGTCGTCGGCGGGCTTTTGCTTCCCTTTCGAAGTGGCCGTTTTTACCACTTCTTCTGGTGTCTTCGCGGGTGCGTTGTCGAAGAAATCACCGGCCACGGCCATGCCGTCGCGGATGCTGTTGAAAATGCTCCCGAGCTGAACGACTTCGGCGGGCTGTGTGGCTTCGATGCGGTGGCCTAGTCGTTTCTCGATCATCTGCTTCGTGATGCCGATAGAGGCGAACTTCTCGACCATGCGCGGCACTACTTCTTCGAGATTCCCTACTTTTGTGACGAGGGTTTTTTCGCAGCGCTGAACGGCGGCCTCGACGACATCGCCGGGAATGATCGCCAGAATACAAGCCCTCTCGCGGCGGGCGCCCTGGTTGGCTGTCATTTCGTAAATGTCCCGATCGTCCGTGAGGGTTTTTCGCCCTTGCTTCGTGTCGCGTGAGTGCGGAACCTTAAACTCTCGGCGGCTCATGTTGTTTGATTCCAGGTCCCAGGCGTAGGCGAGCATAGAGGATTCGGCGTCAGTGCGCTCGATCTCGACGATGCCCGACATCATGTTGCCCCAGCCGCGCTTGAGCGCTTCGGCGAGCCGGATTGATGGCCCGGACACGTTCTGCCCACCGCGCGGGTAGCTGTATATCGCCTTTTCGGCGAGCTTAAGCCGGTCGCACTCGGCGAGTATTCTGTCGGTCGCCGCGAGCTGATTCCTCGGGAACTGCCGCGCCATGAATACCTGAGCCTTGACTTCTGCCATCGCCCTTGTTTCTTCGACCTGAATTGACGATGAGGCGTGAATAGTCACATCCCTCGACCCGCCATCCTCAAATGGATTATCACTCATCGTTTTCTCCTTCTTCTTCTTCCACTTCTGCATCGAGCTCGTCGAATATTTCATCGACGGCATCCTCTTCCACCTTGTCGAGGTCCACGAAGTCGCGCGGCTCTTCCAGGTGGTCGCTCATCGCTTCGCCCAACGCTCCATGCGGTCCGTTGATCCATCCGCCGCTCATGGCTCGGCCTTCGCTTTCTGCAGGATCGCGTGGCCGTACTTGCGCTTGGCCGTGGCTTCCATCCTGTCGATGGCCGATTCCATCATCGCCTCGCAGTCATCGCCGGGTTCCGGCGCGGACTGGATCGCCAGCTCCACGCGCTCATGGTCGCCAAGGTCGAAGACCCGCTTTGTCTCAATCAATTTCGTCTGCACTTTTCTCTCCTTCTACCACCGGCTATCGACGTAATGACCGATCCGGTGCGTCTCATGGCCGCGCAAAAGAGCCGCGCCCTGCTCCCGCTGTTTTGCTTCCTTCCCTGCCTCCTCCCCTTTGGTTGGATGGAATGAAATGGTGTGGCCGCGGAACGTCCCGCCCGTGCGCAGCGCGATGGTGAACCGCCTGTATGCGTTGCCCGATGTCGCCTGCAGCTCAAGCCGCGCCATCATCATCGAACAGTATTCGCGCCCGTCGACGTAGACGGGCTTCATGTGCCGCCCTGAACTCATCCTCGAACCTCCTGAAATGCCCGATAGGTGCGGACGATGGCGGATTTCGCCATGACCATTCCGCGAATCTCGGCCTCGTAGCCAGGGACCATATCGTCTGCCCCGTGGCGCTCGGCGAAGGCTTTGTCCTTTTGGAGCGCTTCAATTTCGCGGTCGATGGCGTCCGTGTACATTTTTGGGGTGATGCTCATGCGGTAACCTTCCTGGCGCCGGCCTTCCGCGACCTCGGGGAAAATGCGACGATCGAGGCGATGGCCCCGGAGGTGGCGGGAGGGTTCGGCTTGGTGCGGGTGATGATCCTTTCCCGCGTGATGGTGATGATTTCCAGCGTCCAGCGTTCTCTTTTCATTTGGTTTTTCTCCTTTTCTTTTCGCGCCCTATCCGTCAGATTCCCTCGGCCTCCAGTACCTCGATCACGTCCTCTACGCGATACGCCACGATATGGAGTCCGCCTTGGCGGATGATGTCGCGCTGAAATTCGACCTGGTCCTCCGACAGTTTCCCGCGCCCCGCCTTGCATTCGATGGCGAGGAAGCGCCCGCCGGGGAGACAGCCGAGGATGTCGGCTACTCCGTTGCGGCCCGAGTTCGTCCGATATCGCTTCGCGTTCGGGTCGTAGACGCCGACGGTATTTGTGCGCCATGCGACGATGCCTCTAAGCTGTAAATAATCAAGGCAAGATCGGACAATCAAACCCTCCGGCGTGCTCATTTAGTCCTCGCGTATTCGCCAAACATTATTAATGCGGCGACAGAATATGCTTCGTGTGCTTTTTCCTTTGTGCTATATGTCCCAAGGTGCATATTTTTTCCGTTGACGCAGATATTTGCGCACCATCTTTCGGACTTAGAATGTGCCCTGGTTATACCTTTGAAGCTTGTTTTACTGTTTATTCTTTTTTTGCTGTTTCTAATATTTTCCAAATGAGTGCATATGCGAAGATTACTTTTCCTATTATCAAGAGTATTCCCATTGATATGGTCAACTTCTAAACCATTAGGGGCACTGGCGATAAATCTATGTAATAGGATGTTTTTATGCTGTGGCCTTGCTGTGGTATGCACGAAATATTGATTCTTGCTTCCTTGGTGTGCTCTCCATGGCCCGCTCTCAATAACTCTAATAAGGTCGTCTTTATCAATCAAAACATCGATACCACTAATATTTATTGTCATAAATCCTCCATGCGGTGATCTGCTTGATCTCGAGGAAGTCGAGGCAAGCCCGGACAACGGCGCCCTCGGGGGTCATGCCGTGGCCTCGGCCTTATTCGCGGCCCGCGCCCGCTTCAATTCGCGCCGCCCGGTCGTGTCGAACTCCTGCCGGCGTTCCTTGTCACCATTCTCGTATCCGCATATTTTTATTGTCATTTTTTAATTATCCCTCTTGGATGGTATTTCGTGATTTTCAAATACCCGTTGTCCGCAAGGTAATGCACGATTGCGCTTGCCCGTTGCCGAGACACGCCTAGATAGTTCCCCAGTTCACGCATTGTCGGCGAGGTTTTGCGGCTCTTGATGTAGTCAAGAGCCTGTTGCTGTCTGTCGGTTATCATGGTTTTAGTGTAAGCCCCATATAGTTTACTGTCAATAGCAAAAGAATAAAAACCGATATATTTTGAAAGGGCTTTAATCCGCATTTCGGGAAGCGTACTGCTCGAAATAAAAGAAGCCCACCGGAGGAGGTTGCCGGCAGGCTTGACGCGATCCGCGCGCCACGGTAGGAGGAGGATGCTATTTTATAACAGCGATAATTATGGCTGTGACCACTACCCCGGCCCCGAACCCAGCCGCCAGCCCGCCCGCGCCCGCGAGCGCCACGGTTCCCCAGGTCGGGCCAGTGCGCTTGGCCTCGGCGCTCCATACTGCCGCCGTGGCCTCCCAGTACGCCGAGTCAGGGCCGTAGTCCAGGGCCCCAGCCTTGTACCCGGCATTGAACGCCCGAATGGTTGCCGCCTGCCCTTCCGCTACTGCCGCGTCAAGGAGCTGCGCCACTACCTCCGCGCTGTAGGATCTCCCTTGCTCGAGCCCGTACTGCGTCAGCGAGTCCGGCGGCGAGGCCGTCTCTTGCGCGTGCAAGTTCGTCGACCCGAGGAGAGCCAGCGACAAGATCAGCAGGGGGAGTCTTTTCGATTTCATCGGCCTTTTCCTTTCGCGCCTTCTCGGCGGCGGCTTCGGCGGTTTGCGCGGTTTTGATCAGCGCCAGGTCTCTCCCGCGCTGGATGGCGATGGACCAACCCACGGCGGAGGCGACGGCCAGGGCGGCTACGGCAACGAGGAGGGCGATGGTCAGGCGCTTCATTCCTTGCCCGCCTTCGCCAGCCCCTCTTGATACCATTTCCCCTGGACGCCGTTGTCGATCACGTTGAGCCCGAGGAAGGCGAGCGAGATCCATTTCATGGCGTCGATGAGCGGCGGCGCCACCTGAAGGAATACCGCCTTGCCCGGGGAGGCGTCGAAGAAGTAGATGAGCATGGTCATGAGCCAGAGCGACCCGAGGGAGCAGGCGGCGAGATTGCCCTTTGTGAACTTGAATTTCGTCATCGCATATACTCCTCGGGGTTTATCCTTAAAGGATAATCGTCCAGCTTGTCCGCTTGATGGTGTATCTCCCAGTGGACGTGCCGCCCGGTCGGCCCGGTAACGTATCCAGCGTAGCCCACTGGCGCGAGGGGCTGGCCGGCGCGGACCTGGGTCGCTTCGGTCATCATGAGGTGGCAGGACCAGCGCGTGGCTTCCTCCTCCTCGATGTAGTAGGCGAAGCGGAAAGGCCAGCGCGCGGGGCCAGGTTGCGGGTTGAGGATCTTCGAGGGCCAGATGTGGCAGAGGAGGTGCAGGCGGCCCGACGGCTCGATCAGGGTCACGAAAGCCCCGAAAGTGTCGTACCAGTACTCGCGCCAGGGGAAGGCCAATATCTCGGACTTCTCGACGATGCCCTTGCCGCCCCAGCCGCCGCGGCCCCGGTCGGGGTCAACGCCTCGGTAGATGGCGAAGCCCTGCGCGGTGCCGTCGGCGGGCGCCCGGACGATGCCGTCGCCCCCGGCGACATCGAGGGCGCCGTGGACATGGGTGCGCTGCGCGGGCGGAACGGAGAGCGGGCGAGGCTCGGAGAAGGGCGTGGTCACGACGCCGCCACGGATGGGGGTCATTTAGTCCACCCCTTCGCCGATGTCGGCACACACTTTTTCGACCAGCTTGTCCCGTATTTTCCGCTGTTCTGCCTGCACGGACTTGAGCGCCTCAGCGACGTTCCCGTTGAGGTGTTCACCATGCAGGGCTTTAAGCGAGACTTCCGAGGCGTCGAGCTGGGCGAGCATGATCGAGTAGAGACACCGCACGTCGGAGCCGGATTCGCGCTGGTCGGCCTGCACCTCGGCGAGCGTCTTGGCGATGCGCTCAAGCGTCGCGTCCCGCTTCTCTTCGAGCGCCGCGCGCTGTTCGCGCTTGGCCTTTTGCCACTTGTAGAGCCTTGGCCCCGCGAGCAGTCCGGCGGGAATGACCACGCCGAGGGCGATCAGCAGGCTGTCATAGACGATTGGCATGGTCTCTCCTTGGATTAGGATATGGCCTCGCGATACTTTGCGGCCTCGGTCTCGGCGTCGAGTCCTTCCTGCGCGCATACGGCGGCCCAAAGCTCTGGGTACATGTCGGGGATGACGTGGAAATCGACAATGCCCAGTCCGTCAACTTCTTTTTCAATCACAAAAGAGCCGTCAGCCCTACGCTCTAAAATCTTATATTCGCCTTCCATATCGCGCTCCTTATGAGTATTTCCGATACCAGATTGAGCCATTCGCGCCCGCCATCGTTATGGTTGCGCCGCCAGAGCTTGAGCCTTTTTTCAGGCCGCCGACCAGTGAGCCGTAACCATGGACAAACCATATCCATACGCCGCCCGCTGGGAAGGTGAGCGTCGCGCCTACAGCCTTGTCAACTTCGTCCTCGTATCCGATCAGTGCCGTATTTGTCAGCTCGGTTTTCGCCGCCGCTGGCCGCGTGCCTGATCCCGCGATGTTGTTCTGTACTTCCGCGATGGTCTTTGCCGCCGAATCAGTGTAGCCACCCACAAGGGTAGCGCCGCCCGCCGTGTGGTTCGTGCCGGATTCGCAGACTACGGTTATGGTGTTTTCTGAGCCGTTATTGGTTTTCGCGGTGAGGGTCAGGACCGCATTAACACGCGCCGAGGAAACGAGGGGATGCACCGCCGCCGCCCAGTATTTCACGCCGTTGTTGGTACGTGCGGCTTCCGAAATAGCGAGGTTTAGATTTTCGAGTTCGGCTTCCTTGGTCGCTTCCTTGAGAATTTCGCCTTCCACACCGGGGGATGCGGTCAGCGCCGCAACGTAGGTGTACTTTTTGCCGCCTATCGTGTCGCCCTTAGTTGCCGTTGCCAGATCGGTCGCCGTGATGGTCTGCGAGGCAAATTGTCCGGTAGCCGAAACGTCTCCGCGAAGGTTTGCGATTCGCGCCGCTTCCTCGGAGAGGGAGCCAGGGAGGTAGGAATAGTCACCAACCCAAAGCCATTCGACCTCAAAATAGTCGCCAGATATACAGTTAGGGAGCTGCTCTAATAGACCGAATTTAGCGGAGCCTATAGGCATATAAAATTTTATTATTTGCCAATCAATCCCGAGAACGAATGTCCCAATGGGGGCTGTGGAAACATAATTATACCCATGTATGATCAATCCGGCTCGATTTGCCCGAACTCTGCAAACAGCAATTTTCGCAGAAACACTGCCCGCATCACTGACATAAACCCTGTTTATAGTTGATCCGCTCCACGCAACACGAAGAACGCCACCGACAACCGATAGCGTTGACGCCGGAGTCCCCTCGGCAACCAATCCTGTCGTATCCATAAAACTAGCCCTTGAGACAGTCGCCGTCGCCCCATCGGGCATCTTTGTCAGCTTTGCGGCACCGCCAGAAGCGCCGAGAAGCGCAACGCCCTGCTGTGTCGGACTCGCCGGACTCGTGAGGTTCGCCAACTTGAGCGCCGTGGTCGCACCAGTGGCAGCCTGTATGTCGGAGAGGCGGGTTTTTTCGTTGGCCGTGGGCAACCTCGCATCATCCCCCGCCGCTACGGTTCCCGCCGTCGTGCCGACGCTTTTGGTCGCGGAGTCGCCCAGCCCGAGCGCCGTCCTCTGCGCGGCGGCGTCTGCGGCTTCGACCAGGGCGCGGCCGGGGGCGGTCTCCTTGTCGCGCTCATCGTTGACGTACTTCGTCCCGGTCTCGTTGATATCGAGCTTCGCTTTTACTGCGGCCGGCAGGATGTCCGTCCAGTCGTTTTTAGTATAGCTCATCGCGTCCTCCTTGCCCTTACGGGCGCCTTAGTTTTCACTATCTCCTGGGGCTTCTCGGGAGCCGGAGCCAAGAGTTGTTTCAGTTCCGCGATCGCTCCGCGCTTCATCGCGAGCCGCGTCATGGCCTGCTCGATCTGCCCCGCCTCGATGCGCGTCTCGTGCTCGAGCTGCGTGATCCTTGCCGAGATGACGCTCGCTTTGATCGCCGTAATATCTTTCATGCCCGCTCCTTATACGATTGACGTGACGATGCCGTTCTTGATCGTGATCGTCTTGCCGTTGGCTGAGGTAAACGTTCCCGATACGCCCGCCGAGTCGTCGGCGCTCAAATAGCCGCCCGCCGGCTTGAAGCTTCCCGCGATGATCAAGTTTCCGGTTTCGCCGTAGAGCCGCATGGGCGTGGTCTCCGTGAGGACGCCGCCCAGCATGACGTTCATTACCCATTTCCAGTCGGCATAGGTCTCATCGGTGAAATTCGAAAGTACATCGATGCCGCGCATGCTCCCCGAGTAGTTATGGAGCGAGAGGTCGCGCACCCAGTCCTGTCCGAGCGCCGCCGAGTAGCAGTGCATCGAGAGGGTTGTCTCCAAGGTCGCCGAGTTCTCCGGGGCGCGCAGTTCAAGGATCGTAAACACGTCAACGCCGGAAGCGTTGCGCAGGGAGACGATCTCGTTCGTGGTTCCGGGAATGTCGTGCGGCCAAAGTTCGTAGCCTCCGAGGAGGTCGGCTTTCAGCGCGTCCCACGATATGCGGCCCGTTCCTTCGGCCACGGTCTCGGCCGGAAAATAGATCCCGTCGAGGTCTGCTATGATGTCGAGGCCAAGGATTTTCACGCCGGATTCAATCATTCGTTACCCCAGGATGAGCGGCGTACCGTCGCCCGCGTCGAGATAGCTGGTTTCGGTGACGAGCACCGGGACCGCGTCCGTTATATTGGCGATGAGCGCAAGGCTCACTTTATTCGTCTCCCTGGATATGTCGGGATCGATCGAGAGCACGATGGCCTTCCAAACACCCACCCAGCGCCGGGTTCCCACGAGCGCGCCGGAGTCGGCGTCGTAGCCGCGCGGGACGAGCTCCACCACCACCACGTCGTAGATTCGCAGGGCCAGGAATTCGGAGCCGAGGACCTCGAGCGAAGCGATCATGCGAGCGACAGAATAGCGGTCAGCTTTCAGGGCGGCGCACTCCGCGGCGAGGGCTTCCGTCTGCAGCAGGGTTTCGAATTCCAGCTGCGGCTCTTGGCGGTAGGCGAGCTGCACGGCGGTTTTCTTCGATACGTCGATCTTCTCCGAGTCCTTGTCCTCCGCGTAGTCGTGGGCGTAGAGCACCTTGATCGAGGCCGCGAGAAGGTCGGAGTCCGTCTCCACTTCGACGCCTTCGATGTCGGCGATGTCTTCCCTGGCGATCCTGTAGGCCGGCGCCCTGTCCCAGTCGTCGATCCTTGCGGTACGGCGCCCGTCGGGGCGGTACTCGTAGCGGAAGCCCGCCACGGACCCGCCCTGCAGCTTTCGGATCAGCTCGTAGAGTTCCGTCTGCTCAGGCACATAGATGCCGATGTTGTCCAGCGCGGCCTCGGCCGCCGCCCACTCCGTGAGGTCGTACTCGCCTTCGAGGTATTGAGAGCCAAGATAGCGGGTGTTCAGGTCTTTTATCACGTCGAGCGGGTTGCCATAGGGGCCTTCGGGCGCGAGCACGCGGCAATCGTAGGGGGTCTTGTCGTCCCTGCCGTTGGCAGCCGAGAGGGTAAAAATCCCCGTCGCAAGGTCGATCGTGGCGGGCGTTACCGT